TCACCGTTTTTCGGCAACGCGCCGAACGGTTGCAGCGCATACGGGCCGCGACGGAAGCCGAAAGCGAAGACGACAAAGGCAAAACGCTGGCGGCCCTGAAGCGCTACTATCGCGACCACCCGGCCGATTTTATCAATGATTGGGGGATGACGTCGGACCCGCGAAATGCAGATATCGGGCTCCCGGTCAACATTCCAATGATATTGTTCCCCCGGCAAAGGGAATGGGTTGATTGGACGATAGGGCTATGGAGGGCGCGCGAAAACGGCATGTCGGACAAGTCCCGGGACTTTGGCCTTTCATGGCTGGCGGTTAGCGTAGCGTGTACGCTCGGGCTCCATTACGACGATTTGGTAATCGGCTTCGGGTCGCGCAAGGAAGAGTACGTCGACAAAATCGGGAGCCCCAAGGCGCTATTTTGGAAGGCCCGCGAATTCATCAAGGGCTTGCCAGTCGAATTCCGCAACGGTTGGAATAACCGCCAGCATTCCGCACACATGCGAATTTCAATCCCCGGGACTAATTCGACAATCACCGGGGAAGCCGGCGACAATATCGGCCGCGGCGACCGCGCCGCCATCTATTTCGTCGACGAAGCCGCTTATATCGAACGCCCCAAACTTATCGACGCGTCGCTATCGCGGACAACCAACTGTCGCATCGACATATCGAGCGCCAACGGGCTGGCAAATCCATTCGCGCAAAAGCGGCATTCGTGGCCGGCCCATCGCGTTTTCACATGCCATTGGCGGCAAGACCCGCGGAAAGACCAAGCTTGGTATGACCGCCTCCCGGAATTTCTGGACGAAGTCACCATCGCGCAAGAGGTCGATATCAACTACGCCGCGTCGGTCGAAGGCGTCGTCATCCCGTCGACATGGGTTCAGGCGTGCGTCGACGCGCATATCAAGCTTGGTATCGTTCCGACGGGCTCAAAGCGGGGCGCGTTCGACGTTGCGGACGAAGGCAAAGATAAAAACGCCCTCGCCACCGCAACCGGCGTTCTAGTCGACCATTTGGAAGAGTGGTCCGGCAAGGGCTCCGATATTTTCGCCAGCGTCGAACGCGTCTTTGACCTTTGCGACGATTGGTCCGTACCAGAATTCTGGTACGACGCCGACGGGCTCGGGGCCGACGTGCGCGGCAATGCCCGTGTGATTAACGAGCGCCGCCGGTCACAGCTTCGAACGGCTCTTATCGTAAACACCTATCGCGGTTCCGGGAGCGTTTTGCGGCCGACTAGCCAAGACGTCCCCGGGCGCGCGAACGAAGATTTTTTCATGAACCGCAAGGCGCAACAATATTGGGGGCTTCGTCGGCGGGCGTACGCGACATGGCGGGCGGTGACGCAAGGCGAACCAATCGACCCCGACTATATCCTGTCGCTGTCGTCGAAGCTTCCCAACCTATCGAAGCTACTCATGGAACTACCCCAAGCGACCTATAAAAAGAACGAAGCGGGCAAGCTGATAATCAACAAGACCCCCGATGGCACGAAGAGCCCTAACCTTGGCGACGCGGTCGTTATGCTGATGGGGGGTGACAACGTCGGCGCAATTCGGATAAGTGAGGCGGCTTTGAGGGACCTATAATGCAAATCATGGACCGGTTGCGCGCATGGCTGTTGCGAGGGGTTGCCCCGGTTCTATCCGCTGCGGAGCCCGAACGGCCGCCGATGAAAATTTCCCTTATGGCATTGGCCGAAGCGAAAGCGGCCGGCCGGGAAGCGGTGACGCCTTGGGTTTTGCCGGAGCCCTTCGGCCCGTACGCCGAAAAAGTCATCGCCATGGACGAAATGAACCCGGAAGTTGGCCGGATTTATGCGGCCCAAATGGCCGGCGCTTTCTCCGAAGGCTTGGGTTTTCTTGGCTATCCGTACTTAGCCGAATTGACGCAGCGGTCCGAATATCGACACGTCGGGGAAACTTATGCGCTCGAATGTACCCGCAAGTGGATTAAGGTGCGGGGCGACAACGAAGAATACGTCGCCAAGCTGGAAAAGGCGCTGGCCCGGCTGAAGGTCCGCGACGTATTCCGGGAAGCGGTCGAACAAGACGCTTTCTTCGGCCGGGCTCAAATTTTGATTGATTTGGGCGACCGCCCCAACGACGGGGAATGGTCGCGGCCGCTCATGATGCGAAAGGAAAAAATCAAAAAGGGCAGCTTGAAGCGCTTCCGCGCTATCGAACCGCTTTGGTCATACCCGGGGCCCTATGACGCGTCGAACCCATTAGCGGCCGATTTTTACAAACCGCGGTCGTGGCAAATCCAAACCATGAATGTTCACGCAACCCGCCTTATGACGATTGTCGGCCGGGAAATGCCCGACTTGCTGAAGCCGGCCTATTCGTTCGGGGGCCTGTCGCTGTCTCAAATGGCGAAGCCGTATATCGACAATTGGTTGCGCGCCCGCCAGTCGATTAGCGACCTTTTGCACAGTTTTTCAACCATGGTTCTATCGACCAACATGTCGTCGGTCCTTGCCGGGAACGGCGTCGAAGACCTTATTTCCCGGGCGCAATTGTTCAATCAGGCGCGCGATAACCGCGGGCTTATGATGGTCGACAAAGACCAAGAAATGCTAACCAACGTGTCGACCCCCTTGGGCACGCTCGACAAGCTTCAGGCGCAGGCTCAAGAGCAAATCGCGAGTGTGACCGGCATTCCCTTGGTCGTGCTGCTAGGTACGACCCCGGCGGGCCTGAACGCGTCGTCCGACGGCGAACTGAAGACCTTCTATGCCCGGGTTCATGGGTATCAAGAGCGCGTCTTGCGCGAACCCTTGGAAACCGTCTTGCGGCTCGTCCAGCTTTCCGAATTCGGCTCGATTGACGAAAGCGTCGAATTTGAATTCGAAACCCTTTGGGAAATTGACGAAAGCGCGGCGGCCCTTATCCGCAAGAGCGATGCGGAAACCGACGCCATATTCGTGAATGCGGGCGTTGTGTCGCCGGAAGAGGCGCGGGAGCGACTTTCGAACGACGAAGAGGCTTCTTATTTCGGCGTCGATTTGTCGGGCCCGGCCCCGGAGCCGCCGGCGCAAACCGACTTTGACGACGCGGCCGCGCTGGCTGAAGGGCCCGGCGGCGGCTGGTACGACGACGACGACCAAGCGGCCGATGAATTCAGGGAGCAAGACCACCCCCGGCGCGCCGACGGTAAGTTTGGGTCCGGCGGCGGCGGCGGCGGCGGCGGCGGCGGAGCCGCCAAAAGCGCAAAGAGCGACGCGGAGAAAGCCCAAGGGCGGGCTAAGGGCGTTTCCGAGGCTCCGACGACGCATCCCCGCATTGCGGCCCTGTTAGGTGAAGAGGGCGTCGCCCGGCTTCGGAAATTGGTCGGAAACAAAAATAGCACCGCCGAAGAAATAACCGCGGCGCTGGCTCCGGTCGAAGCCGCGATGCAGGAAAGCACGCCAACTCTAGCGCACGGCGAAGAGCCCGACGCGGCGTTTTGGAAGCGTCGCAAATATGCGTTAGGGCCGGGCGCGGCCGCGACGGCGTCAAGCGCCCAAATGAAAAAATATCTAGTCGACGTCGCCAAGTCGTACGCCGATGACGGCGACGGCGTCGGGCTTCGTTTTGAAAAGAAAGCCCGTATTTTGCTCGGGCCGCCGGCCGCCGGGAAATCAACGTCGGCGGAAGAAATCGCCCGTCAATTTGGCTATGCCATCGCGGACGGCGACGACGCGAAAAAGGTCATTCCAGAATTCGACGACGGCGTCGGCGCGTCGGCCGTTCATGAAGAAAGCAGTTTTATTGGGGCGAACGTGTTGTACGACCTTCTCAAAGAGGGGGCGAACGTCATCTTGCCCTTGGTTGGGGGGTCGCCGGGCTCAATTCGCAAACGCATAGCGGCTTTGCAAGAGGCGGGCTATTCAGTCACGATTGACGTCGTCGACGTGAACCCCGACGAAGCGGCGCGCCGCCGGGCCGGGCGAACTTTGAGCAAGGGGCGGCACATTTCGTCCAGCTACGCTATGTCGATTGGCTCCGGCCCCCAAAAGACCTATAACACCCTGAAGCAAGAATACCCGGATATCGGGTTTGGAAGGATTGACGGAAATGGACCGCCCCGAAGCGAACGCTATCTTGAAGCCATCAACCACCCCGACGCTTCTGAAGGAAAGTCCGTTTTCTGAAGAGGCGGAAGAGCGCGCCGCGGGGTATCTGGCGGCCCTTGTCCGGGGCTATGTTGCCGGCATTCCCGATACCGACGACGGCCCCGCGGACTAACCGCGCAAGGTACCCCGCGACGCGCTCTTCGCTCTTTTCATAGTCAAACATGTGGCCGGCCTTTCCGTTTAATCAATGGTCGTTTGACCAATAGGCGGCTTCATAGACTGGAACGCCGCCAACCATTTTTGGCGCTTCCTTGTAAAGCCAGCCATAAATCGGGCTTTTCACGCCGTTCTGCTGCGCCCGGACCCGATAGACCTTGCTATTTTTGTACTCCCCGGGAAGCGGGACGCACTTCGAAGAGCCGCCGTATCCGTCGCCGCTCCGGGCTTGGGCCAACTGCTGAATTTCGAGCATTTTGCCCTTGACCGCGACGACTTCAAAATAGTCGATATTCGTTTGGTCATAGCCCCAATGGCCCTTCAGGATATCCCCGACTTTGAAGTCAGGGACCCAAGCCTTCCGGGCGGCCGCGTCCTTGGCCTTCTGGGCGGCCCTGACGGCTTGACCGGCGAAATATTCCGCTACCCGCTTTTCCCGATGGGCGGCGCTTTGAAACCGGAAATTCCAACCCGGCTTGACCGCTTTTTCACTTGGAAACACTTGCGCGCATGGCCGGCCGTTCGGGTCGCAGTAAACGAACGCGAAGGCCGGGCTTTTCAGGGCGGAAACTTTGACCGCCCCCTTTGGAATGAACCGTTCCTTGAACATGACGTTTTCTCCCTTCACCATCACCATGCATTAACTTGACCGTGCGGTCAAGCTATTTCTTTCATGACGCATTCGGCCGCCCAAATCCCGGCGTTATTCAAGTGACGTTGCCATGCGCCTTCCGACGGAGCCCAACGGAAGCCGCGCGCCTTCAGGGCGGCCCGGGCTTCGGCGCTTGGCTTGTCCGGAAAGAGGATTTGGACCCGGTTCGCCTCGACGTTCTGAACGATGCGAACGCCGCCGGCGGCTTCGACTGGCGCGGCGGGGGCGCGGACCGCGTCGCGCTCTAGGCGTTCGATGCGGGCCTTGACGTCGCGAATTCGAACCGCGCGGTTCGCAATGGGGAAATAGGCGCGCGTCATGTACGGCCATTTTTCGACCATCCCGGCGACTTGGGCCTTGACCGCGTCGGGGGCGTCCATTTCGGCAACCTTCCCCGCCGCGATTTGCTTGTTCCACCGCTTTTCGTTCGCGTGACGCTCTTCCAAAGCCGCCAGCTTCGCCTTCAGCTTCGACACGGCGTCCGGGTCGTCGCTGCTAATGCCGGCGCTCCCGACGCCTTCCGCGGCCGCCGCAGCGGCGCTGGCGGCCTT